CCAATTCCTGCAGAAGAACAAGCCCGTATGCGTTCCAAAACATGTGCAGATTTAACACACCTTAAAGAAACTATTGGAAAGCGCAAGTGGCTAAATGTCTTTGAGTATTTAAATCAATAAATACAGTATGAGAGCAAACGAATTTATAAACGAAAAAGCCAGCCGCGCCTTATGTGTTAGTTCTAAGCCGGACAGCAAAATGGGAGCCAGTAACTTAGCTAGCTGTAAGAGCCAAGGACTTCGTGCTCGCGATGGCGAAAAGAGTCATCTAATTACATCAGGTAATCGTAAAGTGCGAGTCATTGTTGGCGGTAAACGTATTAAAGGTCGTAAATACGGCGGCCCATTACCAGACTACGGAACTAGGAAAGATCAGTTATGAGAATCTATGAAATATTAAAGGAAGCCGTTGATAAAGATGTAATGCAATTACAACGCGAACTAAAAGCCAAAGGCGAAAACTTAGGTAATTTTGGTCCTAATCAAGACGGTATAGATGGTAGACTAGGTCCATTCACTAGACGTGCTGCTGATCACCAACCTGACATTGCTGCAAAATACAAAGATGTATTGTCTCGTCCAAATAGTGTTGATGCACAGAAAGTAGATACAACTACAATTCAGGATCCAGACTTTAATAAAAAACTTGCAAAAGTAGCAACAGCATTAGGAACAACTTCTAATGCTCTATTAGCTGTTATGAAACAAGAATCAGGAGTTAATCCTCATATACAAAACAGTATTGGTGCCACTGGTCTTATACAGTTTATGCCTGACACAGCACGTAGATTAGGAACAACGACTGATGAATTGAAACAGATGGATGGTGTTCAACAACTAGACTATGTTTACAAATACTACAAAATGACAGGTGTTGGTGACGGCTCAGTTGGGGATCTATACATGGCAACCTTTATGCCAAAGTTTATTGGATATCCTGATCACTTTGTGTTGGGACAATTAGGCGGTGGCAAAGTCCCTGGAACAAACCTAAGTAGCGATTTAGTCTACAAGCAAAACAAAGGACTAGATCGTGATCGTGATGGTAAAATTACAATCGGTGACGTAAAACAATCAGTGTCTCGATTTGCATAACTAAATACCTAATGAATTTATTAGGTAATTTGTTAATCGCTCCTCCCGCCGTTAAAGGAAACTTTTGGCACAAAACTGTAATAATGATTACAGAGCAATCCCCACAAGGAACATTAGGCATTGTTTTAAACAAACAAAGTCAGTTATCTATTAGAGATTTTGGAGAACAGCTAGGTATGGAATTAGACTTACCTGGTATGATGTATGTTGGCGGTCCTGTAAGTAATCAAAGTCTAACACTACTTCATTCAACAGAGTGGTTGAGTAAGAACACACTTAGAATCAATAAAGATTTTAGTTTAAGTAGTGCAGACGATATACTTCCAAGATTACGAGATGGGGATGAACCCAAACATTGGCGACTATTTTTAGGAATGTGCGGGTGGGCTCCAGGACAACTTCAAGGAGAATTAGCTGGAACTCATCCTTGGAAGATTGAAAATAGCTGGTGTCTTACAAGCGCAGATTTGGAATTAACTTTTGAGTCCGACGGTTCAGATCAATGGTGCGCCGCACTGGATAAAAGTGCTAATGAGTTTGCACAACGATTATTGACATAAACTGTAATCTAGTGTATAATAAATACTTAGGTTGGGTCTGTAACACAACTATGAGAGTATTAAAATGTCCGATTGTCTTTTGCTCAACGCAGATGGAAACCCAGTGGGGTTGATGCCGTTGAGCACAATTACCTGGCAAGATGCAATTCGATACATGGTTTTAGATAAAGCCGATGTATTGTACCTACACGAGAATTGGATAGTGCATTCAGCCAATTGGGAAACACAAGTGCCCAGTGTAATGATGTTACGCGAGTACATGAAACCTAAAAAATCTGTCCGATTTAGTCGTAGCAATGTGTACCTACGAGACAATTGCCAGTGTCAGTATTGCGGCGCCAAAATTGAACGTAAAGATGCTACACTAGACCACGTGTTGCCAGTAAGCAAAGGCGGTAAGAGTACTTGGGAAAACTGTACTACAGCATGCGGACCATGCAACGCTAACAAGAGCGATCAAGTTAAAGGTTGGAAACCAAAAATCAAACCTTACAAACCTGATGTCTATGACCTAGTAGGTAAACGTAAAAAGTTACCATTTAACATTAAACATAAAGAATGGCTACAATTCATACAATAAAAAGATTCCTTTGGAAAGTCTTGGGATTTTTAAGCCTAGGCATGGCTTATGTAGGGTTAATCACTCCCGGTATACCTTACAGTTGTTTTGTGGTGTTTGCGGCCTATTGCTTTGCCAAAGGTTCACCTGTGATGCATGCTTGGTTATACAATCACAAAATCTTTGGACCTTTCCTGACCAATTGGGGCGAGAAGCGTGTATTCCCAACTAAGATGAAGTTCTTTATGCTAGCCATGATGAGCTCCAGCTTGGCTATTATGTATTTTACCAATGTACCTGGTCGCGGTATTATTTACACAGGCATATTCATGTTCTGTGTAGCTGTGTGGGCTTGGCGTTTTCCAGGCAGTGTAGAAGAACATGATCGACGTATTGCTGAAGGACGCCGAATAGGCTGGTTCAATAATAGTTTCTAGGTAAATAGTAGTACTTAATTGGAGTACTATATGAAACGATTTTTAGCCATTGTTCTGCTACTATCAGCAGGACTAGCACAAGCCTGGGAGCAACGTGCGCCCTTAGCACCACAAGCATGTCAGGTACACAGTCCGTATGGATTCGCACAAACAGCACGACCAGCACAACCTATTTGCCGTGAAGCATATCTAGTAGCATACGATGCTCCTGTAAAGATTCCTGCTTATGTTGCTTATACACTACTACCACAGAACGCATTAGGTTGTTTTCCACGCACAAATGCTTTTGTTGCCGACCAATCATTAGGCGGCACAGGTGCTCGTCCAGATGACTATGTTGGCACAGGTTACGATAAAGGGCATGCCGCTCCAGACGGCGACCTAAGTTGGACACAGCAAGTGGAGTACGAAAGTTTTTTAATGACAAACATGTATCCACAACACGGTTCTTTAAACAGGGGAATCTGGAAGTTGTTAGAGACATCAGTCCGCGGGTGGGCCGTACAACTGAACCAACCGTTTACTATATACGTTGGCGCATTTTATGGCGCTGGTGATCCTAGTATTGGCAATGGAGTTATTGTTCCACACGGATATTATAAGATTGTTATTAACAACCAAACCAAACAAATCGCTGGTTGGGCATTTCCACACACAAAGCCATATGTTAACTTAGGTAACGATCTAACTGTATTCCGTAAGCCAGTTGCACAGATCATGCAAGAAGCTGGAGTTAAGTATGCGTTCCCACAAGGTGCTGTTGAGCTAGCACCGGGACAAGAATGGCCAATAAACTTTGGAGCACTAACTAATGCTAAACGAGCAAAGTGCGGAGCCAACGCTTCCGCCGACTGAACCTGATAAATATCCAGTATACCCCGAGGATGATGGATATGATCGACCAAGAAACCCTTACAGCCCTGTTTAAACAACTATACATTGGATTGGCGTTGTTTGGGTGCGGCCTAGCTGGTATACCTCTAACTTTTGAAGAGATTAACAAGCTATGAAAATCAACGAACTACTTAACGAAGATTGGAACAAGGTCAATCACCACGACAAGACCAACGGTCTTAGTCGTAAGGCCGTTAACGCTTATCGTAGAGAACATCCAGGTAGCAAATTACAAACAGCCGTAACTACTAAACCTAGCAAATTAAAAGCAGGATCAAAAGCAGCAAAACGCCGTAAGAGTTTCTGTGCTAGAATGAGCGGCAATAAAGGCCCAATGAAAAAGCCTAATGGCAAGCCTACTCCTAAAGCGTTGGCATTGCGTCGTTGGAATTGTGAAAGCATTGATGAGATGGCACAGATGATTGCTGAAGGTACACGCATGATTGCTGAACTTAAGAAAGGTGCTAAAGACAGCAATGGCTTTACCAAGTGCTGGCCAGGCAAGCATGCCGAAGGTACCAAGAAAGGCAAGAACGGCGGCCAGGTTCGAAACTGTGTGCCAAACGAAGGTATGGCGGAAGGCTCAAGAGATCAAGTTGATCCAAACACGGTATGGGAAGTTAGTTTTGATTATGGTCCGCATCAGTCTGATAAAGTAAAAGTTCGTGCAGGTTCACAAGAAGAAGCAGAACAAAAAGGGATGCGAGCCGCGAAAAAACTAGGACATAGATTCCCTCAACTAAACTGGGCAATGCCCGCGGATGAAGGTGTGACGGAGGCTGCAAAGCATGGCCTGTATTACAATGTGAACAAACGCAAGGCGGCCGGCACCAGTAGACCTGCTAGCAGTCCCAAAGCCCCTACAGCACAGGCTTGGAAGGATGCAGCCAAAACTGCAAAAAAATAATGAGACTAGTAGAATTTGAATCAGTGGACATGAACCAGCTAGATGATCGTTTAGCTGAGTTATGTTCTTTAATTAAGAAAGGACAAGCGGCAGCTCCAGAATACTATGGAATGGTTGCAGCTGGTATACTCACTCCAAAGGGTAAATTTGTTGCCAAGTTAAACTATCCTAAAGGTCAATTGCGTGTACATGCTGAACGAGCAGTAATTGAAGAATATCAAAAGTACTATGGTGAGATTCCCAAAGGCAGTGTCATGATTACTACTCTAAGTCCCTGCAATGAACAAGATGATGACACAGCTGAGAGTCGTGTTGGTATGAGCTGTACTGATCTAATCAATCACCATGGATTTAAACATGTTTATTGTGGATACAAAGATCCAACTCAAGATGCTGATCATGGCGAGTATAAAGAAGTTGTTACTAAAAACAAACAGTTGAACAAAATGTGCAAACAGTTTGCAGATACGTTCTTAGATGAGTTAGATGAAGTTCAGTTTGGCGGCCAAGATGTTGAAGGAAATCCTTTATCACAGCTTAAAGAAAAGTTTCCAAACTTGTCTACCTTACTATATTTTATTCCAGGATTTGGTCAAGCATTAATGGTAGCAGATGTTGCTAGTCAAGTACAGATGTATAACCAAGCAATTGATAAAATAGAAAAACAGTACCCTATACAAACAATTCAAGCTGCACAACAAAAAGTTGGTGATGCTGGAGAAGAGTGGGAAACTTTGGATGAGAACTTTGCCGAAGAATTTACCAACTACCAAGGACTTAGACCTCCTAAGAATATTCCTGGTGTAAATCTATTTCCCGGACAAGACATAGTAGGTAAACGAGTTTATCATTGTACTAATAAGCTAGAAGCAATTAAGAAAAGTGGAGGACTAAAACCTCGTCGTGATGCCACAGGCGAACGAGAATACGGTCGTTTAAGCACAGATGAACATCCATTTATTCCTGTAATAGGCATTTGGTTTAGCGTGGGCAAACCTGACTGGGTTGGTAAACATTGTGTGAGTTTTGTTATAGAACCCACAGATCAAGTGCATGTAGCCTATACCAACACTAAAGGCTTGAAACCAAATGTTGTATTAAATCCAATAGCACTAGACAGATTGACTATAGAAGGTCAACAGGATATAGCGGAGAATTTTGCTGACGGAAAGAATCCACAAGACAAGGGCGATAGTGCTAGACATGGTATACCCAAACATGCCAGTATTAGCAGCTTAAGAAAAATTGCCAAGCAAGGCGGCCGTAAAGGCCAGCTGGCCCATTGGCAAGCAAACATGAGATCAGGAAGAAACAAATGAAAAAACTATTAGTAGTGTTGGCCTTTATGGGCTTGACAGGTTGTGCAAGCATTATGGAAATGATTCCCAGCCGCTGGGATGTTAACCAAGCTAAAGTTATTACGGACATACAAGTACAAGCTAATCACTTTGATTGCAAGGCCGATCAAGCCAGTCAGTTAAGTGCATTGGCAATTAATGTAGAATGGTTTGATACCTATGCTCGTACTAAGCCTACTAGAGATATCAGTAAGTTAACAGGCACACTAACAACAACAGTTAAAGAATATCAAGATAGATTAGCCAAAGGTCCAGTGAGTCCTATGTATTGCGATATAAAACTAAAGATTATTAAACAACAAACTGAGATCCTAGCTGGATCAGTACAAGGGAGATTCTAAATGAGTGTATTAACAGAAGTAATGCAAAGCGGACATCCATGGGCTGCAGAACGTGCTCAATACGCACTACAAGTACATGAAGCTGTTGGAGCAGGACAACTAAGTCCTAGTGAAGCTAAAGAGATCTTACAAGATTTAATCAGTACTGATAAATTACAAGAAGCTGCCGCTGATCAACAAGCAATAGCGGCACTGGTATTTGGTGTTACACAACTTATCAGTTTGTATTAAACACATGGACTAGTGCATTAACTAGATCCTCAATCATACCATCATCATGAAACGGAGTAGGTGCAAAACGCAACCTCTCTGTTCCCACATCAACTGTGGGAAAATTTATGGGCTGGCAGTAAATGCTATAGTCAGTTAACAATGCATCGCTCATAGCTTTGGCACGTTTGGCATCGCCTACTAGTACAGGAACAATGTGTGTAGTACTACAGTCCATAACAGGAATCCCAGCAGCTTTTAGCTTAGTCTTTAATAATTGAGCACGTTCTTGATGTTTCTCACGAACTTCATTATGATCCTTTAACCATTTGATAGCAGCCAATGCTCCACTACAAGTCACAGGACTCATACTAGTTGTAAAGATAAAACCAGCGGCAACACTTCGAATGGCATCTGCTACAATCTTATCGCAAGCAATGTAGCCTCCTTGTACTCCAAAGGCCTTTCCCAAGGTTCCATTGACTATGTCTATCTTGTCTTCAAGCCCAAGTTCTTCGACTTTGCCGCCGCCAGTTTTACCACACAATCCTACCGCATGAACTTCATCTATATAGGTTATGGCATTGTACTTGTTCGCCAACTTCCATATTTCTGACATAGTGC